GCACAACGACAAGCACGCTTAAAACAAACATTCCTGGTACCCCTGAAAGAGCGAACATGGCAACCGTGATTACCCAAGACGACCTGATCGAATCGGTCGCGGCAGCACTGCAGTACATCAGCTACTTGTGAGACTGGCTAACAGTCGCATGCCAGTAGGGCTGCAGCGTGTCACAAGCCTCGCGTACAAAATTTGTACAAATTAGGTGAACCTGGGATGTAAGCAGTGCCAGATGTAGAAAAACCCAAGCTGTTTTACAAGCTTGGGTTTTTTTTTGGGTGCTCGCTTAGAAGCTGAACAGACCTGCTGTATCGACAAGCGGCATTGCATCAAGAGCTTCACGCGCTTTGCGCTGCTTTGTGGTCTGCGCTACAAGTTTGGCCTTTGGTACGAGCACTACTGCGCTGACCCAATCGAACCTTTGTCGGGACACAAGCTTTCTTGTCAGGCGATTACGGATCGGTACAAGCACCACCATGCTGCCTACGCGGTAACGCTGACCGACGACAAGCGTTGATGTATCGAACGTGCTACCTGTTGGGATCTTCCATTTCTCCGATTGTCCGTTCCGGTACAGGTCATACCATACGGTCTTCGGTGTGATCTTCGTAATGATGATGTCCAGAATTTGGGGTGTTAAGTTGGTTGCCATGTTGTTTCTCCTGTGAGCTAGGTTTATTCTTTCGCTCATCTTTATTTAGAATTCTTTTCAGGAAATGCGCTCATAGCGTCGAAAAATCAACGTTTTTTTTCGTTATGAGTGGTTGTCACTCTTTGCTTGATGAAGCCATCACCTGGTTGTCCAATTGAGGTACTGCATTGATGCAGCATACAACTGGAGAAACAAAATGGCTAAGAGCGCAAACGTCGTGGTAGAAGCAAGCGCAACCGAACAGCAAGCACCATTGGGCTTTTTAGCCCAACTGTCCACGCTTGCAACTGCAATCACGGATTTGTCGAGCGTTGCTGTTAAGCGTGATCCGCTGATCAATGCACGCACTAAGTTTGCTGCAAACTGCGACGAGACAATTAAGCTGATCAAAGCAACGGGCGAAACGGGCAAGTTTTTCCGCAAGCTCCCAGATGGATACCTAATTAACTTCAGAAACGGCAACAGCGCAATGACGCTTAACGGTGCAGCCCACTTCAAGGTACACGACGCAAATGCAGCCGTGGCTCTTGTGGAAGCCGCCAAGACTGCCGCAGAGGCCGGGGAACTGGACGCTGCGTTTAAAGAAAGCGCACGCACTCCAAGCAAGACGAAAACTGAAGCCGCGGCATAAATGAACTAGTTAAACAGAAGTACAAAGGCCGCTAACAAGCGGCTTTTTCACGGCTAAAAGAATGTCAGTACGAATGATTCTTCCGTTGATGAGCCAATAGGCAGAACGCATCATCTGGTTATGGAAATGAACATAACGGAAAACAAAATGACTAACGCAAACGACAACGCATTTCTGATGGAATACTTGGGCTACATCGAAACTGGCGCAACGGAAGCCGAAGCAGTAATGCAAGTCGCAGCAAGTAATGAAGTTGGTTGCTGTGAAGTGTTTGACGCGCTTGTGCGTACTGGCCTAACTAACCCATGTGGCCATTGCGACGCGTACGACTACTAAATTATCTTCAGACAGCAAAAAGCCCGCTATTAGCGGGCTTCGTTATTTCCGGCGTCTGGCTGCTTAACTGTGCGATGTACTACCTAACGTCAGGTGCAAGCGCCGCGTCGCATGGTGCGTCTTCTAGTGACGACGCAGGCTACTGGTGACATTAGTTCCCATACAGCTTGCAAACCCGTCGCCATTTCCAATAATCGGTATTTCAACCAAGCACCTGGGAAAAGAGCGATTGCAAATCTGAGCTTGCGAGTCGGTTGCTGTCCTTGACTTGCCAGATGCCTTCGTAGAAGCGAGCTTCGCTTTTGAGCAGAGCGAAAAAGTGTAAGCTATCTTATAGGATAACCACAAAGGCATCTAATAGAAGATAGCTTACACTTTCTGGTCGAAAATCAGGATAAATCGAGAAACTGGTATTTCGAGAATTCCGCCAGTTCTGCTTTCATTTCCCAGACAGGAACTTTGCAAGACGGGTTTCACTGAATGGCTTGCCCGTAATCTTCTCCACAAATCCGACGACATACCAGGCAATTGCTAACACTGCGGTGATCGCGGGAAGCAACTTGAAGATTGTCAGCACGGTCACACTAGCGGCAGCGGCCTCCCCTGCTTGTCGAACCGCTGAGACTACGTCGTGGTTCACATTGCACCTTCTTTACTTAAATATTTCATTACTCTTCTCCCAGCCAACTATTGGCCGTTCACCTATTTACCTTCATCTGGACGAGGTTCGGTACTCGCTTTAATTTTTACACCCGCAGCACCACCCGCAAGTAAGCCGCTGTATGCCATTGCATAGTTGACCATGTCGAACGCCCCCGTCTTATAGACTTGGAAGCCTGTCAATCCCAGGAAGGCGATAACGCCGACTACCCAGAGGACGCGTGCAACATCGACTGTTTGGTTGTCAACGCCTGTGATAAGTTGCTTAATAAAATTCATTTATCTACTCGATTAGCTGTTGTTGTACCAGTCACCGTGCGCAGTGATGCCTGTCAACGTGATCGAGTGACCTGCACTGTCAGCGACTACACATTGTAGTTCGACATCGAATGAACCTTGGCTGAGCTTAGAAAATGCACGGGATAGCTGGCAAGTTGCATTATTTGGAAATCTAAAAGTCGCGCTACCAAGGTTAGACAAAACTGTCCATTGGTAAGTAATAACGCCTGAGCCACCAATGGCTGTAATGTAAGGCGACGAATAGCAAGTCCCACCTGCTTGAATAGATGAAACCGATGTGTATTCGCTTGTCGCTGTAGCCTTGAAGATGCTTTTTCCGTAAAGGTCACTAAGGGAAATCGGTGGGCTACCCTTTCCCGCAAGTGCAAGAACGTCACCATCACCTAGCGAGATAACTCCAGAACGTCCGGAGTTCGCAATACGCAGTTCGTTAAGTACGTTTGTTAAGCTTATCGCGCCGCTTGCCTGTAGGGTCATCGTGCGCCCTCCAACTCAGCGATACGTGCTTCTAGCTTGAACACCAGCTTGGTCAGCTCAACAACCGATACCATTGCAGCTCCGCCATAGTTAACGGTCTTGTCGCCCTTATCATCGGTATGGACAGCCGCTGGCAACAATTTTTCAAGCGATTGCGCACCGATACCCAGACTGGTTTTTTTCGATTCGATCCAGTCAAACATACCGACGTTCTTGATTGCAGCGAGCTTCTGCAAAAAATTCGGTTCAACAGTTCGCCAGTTGTCTTTCTTTGTTTCATCCGATGACTGGGTAATAACGTTGGCCGAAAAACTACCGTTATTGTCAAGCCTGGCTATGAGCGCACCGCCAACGCTCATAAAGTTGTAGTAACCCCCTGTCGGCATGTTTACGTACAAGTTGTTATCACTTGCATAGACAAAGGTCTGGTGCGCAGTACCGCCAGTGTCTTTAAAGAACAAGCCAGTATTATTCCCAAAGACGAGGTTCCCATTAACTGAACCGCCGTCCTCGCTTAATAAACTCTTCCAGGCTGTCCAAGAGTTACCGCTATTAACGTCATAATTTCCGCAACGGAAGCGCAGATTAGTTCCGCCAATTGTCGGCGAATAAGGGGCGTATAACTGCATCGAGCCACCGCCATCGGCATAAGTCTTGACGTTTAACACTGATCCATAGTTAGGGAAACCATCGGAACCCTGTACAAAAAAGCTCTGGACACCAGCAGGGAAAGCGCTAGGGGTATGGGCCGCTGTGTAAGCGTAATTAGCTAGCGCATTAAGCGTCGTTGCTGTCGCTGCCGTGCCCGAAATTGATACCGGCCACGTGCCCGTTGAACCTGTCCCGTCAGTGGCTGGTACACCAAGAGTAGATCGAGCTACTGCTGCCGTTGAAGCACCCGTACCACCGTTGGTAAGTGATACGATGCCGACAACATTAGTCGCGTTACCTGAGAGGGAACCGCTAAAGCTGGGGGCAGTCACTACACCTGTAAACGTGGGGTTAGCAATTGGCGCCCGTGAAGTGTCAGCTGGGTGAACGTGGTCGCTTCTAGCAAATGTTCCACTGGAGCCGACAGCTCCAGTACCGTTCATCGCAGGTGCTGTGCTCGATGCAAGCGGTACAGAGGCGGTACTGGCGGCCCCCAACGCAGTCAGCGCACCAGCGGCGCTTGTCGCGCCCGTACCACCAGTTGCAATCGGCACAACCCCTGTCACGCTGCCGGCTGACCCGCTCACATTGCCTGTTACGTTTCCGATCAACGGCCCCGTGTATGAAAGCGCAGTGGATGCACCTGTAACGGCTAGAGCACCTGTAATCTTTGCCGGACCATTCACTTGTAGCTTATTTGTCCCGTCATCTACCGTCGAACCGATCATCACGCGACCAGCGTTGTTCAAGCGCATGACTTCCACTCCAGATGCGACCAAAGCCATCATTCCAGCTGACGGACGGTAGATGCCCGATGACGCTTCGCTGTTGAACGCGATACCAGGGACGCTGCTAGTTCCGTCCGTCAACTTAAGCTGACCGGCCATGGACGCTTGGCCGTCGCGCGGCAGCACGTTGTTAAACGTGTTTCCGATGTCCGCGATTAATGTGTTGAACGTGCTGGACTGGATCACAGTCCCTGTTACTACTGGCTGGCCAGCTGGTGGAACAAAAGTCCCTGACCCGTTGAATGACATGGGGTTATCCCTCTTATTATTGTTGTGGAGTTGATCCTTTATTTAGTACACTGGGACGCAAGGCCGATTTCGGCAACGACTAATGCTAGAAAAAATCTATTAAGGGCTCTTTATGGCTATCCAATTTGATTGCAGCATGGGCGGGTTAGTTGTAATTATTCAAGGCGTTACTTGCAATTGCAGTAGCGATAAGCACAAGCAGACGATTTGCGATACGATTCGCCAAATGAACTCCGACGAGTCGATCTGTATAGAACGGAAGCAAATGCAAAATCCTAATCTTCCACCTTACGACTGGCGTATTATTCCTACAAATGGCGGCATTTCTATCGCGAAAGGCGATAACATGGTTGTCGACATTTATGCGAATTCCCACGACTTGCCGCTGATTAATGCAATTTTCCAACAGCAAATCGACAAGGGCATTGCGTGGTGTAAGGCAAACGTCCTTTAGTCGGTAAGCGAACCTGCGCCCGCTGCGTTCGTTCCGCCTAATGCCTTCGCAATCGCACTTGCCAACACCGGGTCAAGCTGCTTGCCACCCGCCCCTGTCAACATGCGGATCATGGTCGCGTTCTGGGAAGTAGCAGCGCGTGCAAGAAGGTTTGAGATCATTTGCTTACCCACCACGCCAGCGGCCGTAACCGGACTTGGATGCATTATCATCGCCGCTGCATCCAGTCCGTGACCGCTGATCGCCTTGCCGATTACTGAACCCAACCCGTGACCACCTGATGCTCCGTAAAGGTCAGCCGCAGTGCCAGCCAATTCCTGATACGGCGCTTCGCCTTTCAGAAACGCGTTGCTGAACGATCCTGTCTTGGCAGCTTGGAGCATCTGTCGCGGGGTGACCGTGCCGGTGTCGTTGCTGGCCTTAACCATCTTCTGGACAGACAGTAGACTGCGGTACTGGTCGTTCGCGGCCTTAAAAGCGTTAAGCTGTTCAGGCGTCATGTTGTTGGTCAGCGATGCATTGATCTTGTCGATGACGTTACCCGCCAACTGCTTCTCGCTATGCGTCGTGCCTTGGTTGTACAGAACGCTCTTCAATTCGCTTGCCAGACCTTGGATGTCAGCACCGGCCACAGGCTTACCAGAATTGATGGCCTTGGTCAGGTTGCCGATTGCGGTCTTAACTACACTGTTATTTGCGATGCCTTCCGTGAGCGGGTTAGTACCTGACTTGACCAGCGCTTGAAGATCGGACCTCATCGACTTCGGCAAGGTGACCATGACATTGGTGGCGTCATCAAGTGCTTGCTTGATGCCTGGACGCGCTGCGTTCAGCATGTTGGTATCGATTGCGCCGACGTAGTTGTTCAAGCCCATGCCTTCTGCGACCTTGCCTGCGATGGCACCTTCCGCGTCAACTTGTGCGCCGATTACTTTACCGCTTTGTGGCATCGAGTCAGCGATGTTGCGCCAGAAGCCATTTGGCCCGTTGACGCCAGCTACGGTAGTTGGCAGTCCTTGAGCTTTCGCTCCCGCCAGTCGAGCAGTCGCAGCGGCATCACCACCAAGCGCCTTGCTTGCCATTGCGCTGAGACCCTTACCGGCAAAATAGCCAGCGCCACCACCGATAGCACCAAGCCCGGCTTCCGTGCCGATGTTCCCGAGGATTTGGCCGTCGCCAGTTGTTGGCTTCAACCCGCCAGACGCGGCACCAACCATACCGTTGGCAATGAGAGCAGGTATCAGCCCTTCTGGGGCCAGAACGCCAGCGGCAACATAAGGCAACGCCTTCGTGGCTACATTACCGATCTGTCCACCAGCAGTATCGCCAAGTGCTTGACGTTCCGGGTTCGCTTCTGCTTTCGCTTGTTCAGCTTGCAGATACTTAAGTTGCGCGTCATCCCCGACCGCACGGTTCGCCAACTGACGCGCACCATTGCCTATGTCAGATACAGCATTGCTTGCTCCCTGCATGAGGTTCGTTCCAAAGCTTTGCGCTTTGACCCGCTGTGCTGGATCAGTCGCCTTAAATTTTGCCAACGGAGTGCCGCCGATCACACTTAAAATTCGTTCTGGATCAGTGCCCTTCTGCAGAGCAGCCATCACGTCGGGACCAGCCAATTTCGTCTGCATCAATCCTTGGATGATGATCGATGAGTCAGTGCCCTTCGCGTAGTCTTCGGTCACTTGCTGCGCGAGTTGAGCACGCATGTCGTTCAAGGTCGGAACCTTACTGGTTTGCTTCACCACTTGAATTGCGCCTTGCAGCTTGCCGGAATAATTTGGGTCTTCCGCATAGCCGCCTTTGACTAGCCCGTTTGCGAATGACGCAGGATCTCCACTAGTGCCTTGCACGCTTCTGTAACGGCTACGCTGCAACAGGTCGGCATACGCTTGCGCGCCTTCCGCGGGCGTGTCGTACGCAGCGTATTTGCTGGTCGTCTTCAGTTGGTTATCGACGGCGCTGATACCTTGACCGTTCGTGGATTTGATGTTCCCCAGATTGTTCGATCCTGGTATGACACTTTTGCCCCAGCCGGTTTCAAGCCCCCATTGACCGAGTACGTGAGCCGGATCAGTACCCAACTGCGCGGCGGCAAGTTGCGCCGCTTGCAGATTAGATGAGACGAAGTTGTTGATGTCTGCCATAGCTTAGAAGTTGTAATTGCCGGGAGCACGGCCTGTCGATGCTCCTGATTGCATAGGCGCTTGCGCCTGACCTTGACCGAACGCCGCCGGGTCACCACCAAGCTTCTGGAAGCGGTTAGTCCGTTCAGACAGGATGCCTTGTTCGGTATCCAGCTTTCTCTGCATAAGTGCCACGCTCGGACCGACCAATCGAGCGACAGCCGCAGGACTAGTGAGCATGTTTGGAGTCGCGTCCTTGAATACGCCGATTTCCGTTTGCGTCATACGACCCTGACCCTGCAATGCATCGCGAGCTTCTGCAAGCTGGTTGGTGGCGTAGAGCTGTTTAAGTTGATCGACATCTGGGTCGCGATGACCGTACTGGCTCCAGAGCTGTGCAATCGTTGAACCTGCCGGATAGCGACTACCGACTTTCGCAGACAATGCGATCATCGTATTTGCGTCGTTGATACCTTTTTGCATGGTAGCGATGGTGTTACGCGACGTAGTGATGTCCGTTGCCACCTCACCTTGTGCTTTGCTCATTTCGAGCTGATGCGTTGCACGTTCAGGTGCCGTCTGCTGCAAACCTGCAACCTGTTGCGGCGTCATAGGTGGCTGACCAATAGACGCCAAGTTTTGGTTCAAGCGCTCCATCGCATCTGGATTGGTGTAGTCGGTGCTTTTTACCAAGCCCTGTGCAGCATCGATCGTTTTCGTGCCTGTGTTCGTGCCCTTGAAGGACATCGTCTGGCCGGGATCGCGCTTGTTGTAAACGCCGATGGTAGCGCCGTCAGCATTCTTGATCTCGCCCCATTCCCGACTGAACTGGCTGTTCATCATGGCTGTTGCCATTTGTTGGCCCATTGGACCGGTGCGTGACATTGCTTGCAACTGGGCGAGCTGTTCGGCTTGCGTCGGCTGTGAGTCATCCGGTGTTGGCGCGGCTTGTGGCTGCGGTTGCTGCAGCGGTTGTGGCTGCGGTTGTGGCTGTGCTTGCTGTTGCGGCATCGGCGTCGGTAGTGGCGTCGGTATGCTTTGTAGAGCTGGCGCAGTTGGCGGCACTTGTGGCAGCGGTGCTTGGCCCTGCGGGGGCATGGGAGCTGACACAGGTGCTGTGCGCACTGGTCCAGTCACGCCAGACGTCGCTGGTGCAGCCCTAGGGGATACGGCTGCACGCTGCGGAGCCGGCTGTCGAGAACCACCAAACATTTTTGACGCAAACGCAATTTCGTCGGCACTCATCGAGCCACTTACAGCAGGCGCGCTCGGTGGTGCGCTAATCTGTGGGCCTAATGCACGCGACAGACCACCAATACCGAAGCTTTGCGCGCCCCCTGTGACAGATTGACGCGGACGCGGAGTGCTTGAAACCGTCTGGCTTTCCGCACTTACCGGCTTCGCGCTCGGCCCCGGCTTTGGAGCTACATTTGGCGCTTGTTGCAGTGCTTGCGACGCTGCTTGTGCCAACGGATTGACTGCCGGGCTTACTTCATCAACCTGCAACGCTTGGACCTGGGCGTCTGGTAAGTCACCTTCCCCGCTGCCAGCTTCATCCGCTTTGCTTTTTGCCAGAAGTGCAGCAGCAACGCGTCTACCAGCCGGTGTGTTTTTTGGGTCCATCGTGTAACTGAGCGCGTCTTGCGAATCGAGCGACAACTGATTTTGCTGATCATCAGCGCTGCTGTGTGCGGTGTTGCTAACCAGGGAGGAAAGAACCCGCACTAATGTTGATCCCAAGGTGTTACCACCAGCGTAGCCAGTGAAATCGCCGCCCTTGATGATCTGACCCTGATTGGGCGTCATTGCCAGTTGTTGGAGCGATTGTGCGGCCGCTCGTTGACGCTGCACTTGTTGTGCCGCAGTGTCGTAATTAAACGTACTTGGGTCAGATGGCGACGTTGGTCCGCCGAGCCAGTTATTTGCCATTCAATGTCTCCTGTGCTTCGTTAAGACGACGAATGAACGGCTCAACGACTACTTTAATTTTCTTTAAACGTGCATTCACTTCCAGAGCTAATGCTGGGTGATGAACCGCAATGTATTTATGGGCGCCATGCTCCAACCAAGCTGTGCAATGCATACAGTCAGGTGTAGATGTCAACCCCGCTGCGTAGAACGGCGGTAGCGGAATGCCGTGATCTACGATGCACTTTTCCACCTCCGCTGTCGTCCAGTGTGCAATGGGGAATAGCAACTGGATGCCTTCGATTACTGACCCGTTGGCGACATGACTTTTAGTGCTGTCTTCGTCGCGCTGACCACGTATCAGCAACGTGATGCCGTCCGCTTTCATGCGTTCATGCATGGGCTTCATGATCGAGTGGAAGCAGCAGTTGTGACGATCGATAAGCGGAACGTAGTCGTCAATGTCTTCACGAGCAAATTGAAACCCTGTACCTGGTTGCAGCACGTCGCTAGGCCAGCCCATCTGTTCGTGAACTTCCTTGACTCTGCCCATAATTTCGACAAAGTGCGGAACCACGTTTCTGACGGCGTCGACCAGTGCTGTTGTTTCTGCAAATGGATCGCCGCTGTTCGTGTAGTAGACCGTGATACGGTCCCAATGCGGGCGCATCGCCAGCAGCATCGCAAGGCTGTCACGACCACCACTGAATTGAAGAGCGATGCGCGTGTGCGCATTTATGACGGAGTCGAATGCTGCGTTGGACATCAAAACGCCATCATTGCAGCCGCACCTAGTGTGCCAACTGTGCCCATTGTCGAGCTGCCACTCGCGGCCTGCTGCGCAGCGGCTGCTGATTCGTACGCACCTGTTGAACTTGCCGCACCTGAAAGATCGGCTCCCGGCGTGTAACCCGCAGCGGTGAAGCTAGGCATACTTGGACTCGCAACCTGTTGACCAGTGAGAACCGCGTTCATGCTGTTCAGTGGCTGCAAGTAGTTCTGATACGAGTTCTGGTAAGCGGTGGTGTATTGCTGCATCGCTTGCGCATACGCTTGCTGTTGTGCGGCATTGGAATTCGTTATCGCTTGCTGCTGCGTGCCGTATGTTCCCAGCGCCTGGCTGTAAGCCTGACCTGCCGCCGTGTTGTATGCAGACTGGTTCTGCAATGCAGCGCTGTTCTGCGCTAATCCGTTGCTCAAACTTTGAGTTGCGGCTGTGTTGTTGGCGTTAAAGGTCGACAGATCCTGGCCGTATTGCTGGGCCGCTGCGCTGTTGTTCAGATTCGCGTTGCCCATGTTCTGTGTGTACTGCTGACCTGCCGCCGTATTGGCAGCACCGAAGCTGCTAAGTCCTTGCGAGTACGCTTGGTTTTGCGCAGCGTTACCGGCTTGATAGCCGGACAGCGCCGACGCGTAGTTGGTATTGGCGAGCTGGTTGCCGGTGACAACGGCTTGATTGGCCAAGCTGTTTTTCTGCTGACCTTGCACGCGCAGCGTGTTCTGCATTGCGTTGTTGTACGCGACCGTGCCTGGTGTCAGACCTTGGGAGCGCAGCTTGGAATCGAGATTGGTTGTGTCCTGCTCCCATCCGTCTGTGAGCAAGCCGGTGGAAGCCTTGTAAGCCGCAGCCGTACCGGCATCTGCTGTCGCTTGGTTGAATTGAGGGGCATTCAGATCCACGGTACCCGCACCAGCGGTGTAAGCGTTCGGGTCGGTTTTCACAGCTGCGCTCGCTACCGAAGTTTGCAGCGGCTTCGCTGTAGAAGTCAGGTTCTGATCCAAGCCCTTGTAAGCGTTGGTGTACGTCGAAGGATCGATCTTCGCTTGGTCGATAGCACCAACGCCGCTACCTGCTGGATTGAAGCCTGTGTAGCCTGAGTTGATCGAAGGGACACCGCTTGTGTACTCAGCCATGTCGGGGGCGCTAAAGCCATCCTTCATCGTGTTTGCTACCTGACCTTGAAGGCCAGCAGCAAGAGACGATTGGTTTTGCTGAATGCTTTGTTGCGAATCGAGTGCTTTCTGCTCGGCGGCTGTCAACGTCAGGTTTTGCGTCCACGTCGCATTTCCATCAGCTCCAGGCGTACTGGTCCATGTCGACGTGCCCCATGGAGTGACTTGGTTAGGGCGATTGGCCGCTGTTTGGGCCGCTAGATTGGCTGCGTTACCTTCGGCTGTTGCTTGCGCTGCACCTGTGTAATCCGGCGCTGGTGGTGCTGATCCTTTCGACATTTAGGTACTTCCATAATGAATGTTTTCTTCTACTTATCCGACCGGTTCAGCGTGCGTTCGGATTGATAACCGTCCCGCCTTCAATGGTCTGAGTTGTCGGTTGCCCCGACATCTGCTGTTGCTGCATACCCGGCATGCTCTGCGCACCTTTGCCCATCTGACTGAGTAGCATCGAAATTGCCATCTTCTGTCTGTCAGTAATTGGGGCGCTACTTGCATCCGTTGATGCCGATGCTGCCGGCGATGCTGCCGGTGCTCCTGGAGTTCCTGCTGGTGAAGATCCGATGCCCATTTCATTTTTCCTTGTGATTTGAAGGCTTTGACCACGGGCCAGCCAACCATTGTTTTCGCGTTAGGCCGTACATCAACGCATCTTCGTTTTCACCAAACGCGTCTTCCAGACGAGCAGTAAAGACATGGCCTAGTTTTTCGTGCATGGTTATCGCGGCTGCGTTGGCAGTCGATACCGTGAAGTTGAAGCGGGTCTTACCAGCAGCGCGAAATACGAAGTCGTAAATCGTGAAAGCGAAGTCTCGAGTGAACCAACGACGCGTGCCATCGCTTGCAATGTTCCCTTCAACGCCGTACGGACTCCATCGGTTGAACGCGACCACTGCCAGGATTTCTGGTGGTCGATCTTCATGGACAAGTACATGAGCGATCGTTCGACAGTCTTGAGTCGAAAACTCGCCGCAGTCGCCAATGCGGTCTTTCATCCATTGCAGGAAGTAAGCAGCATGTGCCTGGTCTGTGATGATCTGGCGCTTAGGCAAAGGGGCCACCCGGCGCGACCAAGATGTCTGTTGCGCTCCAAAGCGTGTCCGTCGTAGCACTCACGGATACTGTCACCGCGATGTAAGTGCCTGGGAATGACGACACGCCAGTCCAGCGATTAACCGTCGTGAGATTGCCGACCCATGTCGTGTTCTGATCATCCCATCTAGCCGTATCCCAGACAGCGCCAGTGGCCGGGCTAACCGTCGCACTACCGACAATCGGCGTCAGGTTGAAGTCGGTATTCACGCCCACGTAGATGTTCGGATTCGTGCTGCCGGTAACGAAATACGGCTTTACTTGCTTGGCGTGTTTGACGACGCCGCTACCGAAGGCCTCTTGCATGTCCGTGAAGGCGCTCATGGCCGTGGCTACGATGTTGTTGCCCCCTGCCCCATTGATGTCGGCTCCGTCCTGATAGCCAATGAACGCAAGAGCGACGAAGCCGTCACCGCCAAAGTAGAACGCGTCGTTGAACAGGCCAAAGCATTGCACTGGCCAGCCCGTGAACTGCGTCCATCCCTGCGTGATCGTGTTGTAGCAAAACTGAAAATTATTGGCTTGTAAACTTTGCGGGACGTTCAACATCATGACGTTGGCGCCAGGATAGACCGCCGCTTCAAAGCCCGGTGTGTTCGACAACGAGGCTACTAGATTACTGATCGTTGGAGATATTTTGTACGTCAGTGACGACGTGTTGACCACGCGGCCACTTTGCAGGTATTTGCTCATCGGGTTCAACCCGTCCTGCGTCAAGATCAGCAAGTCGCCTTCGTACTGCGTTGTGCAGCGGCGACCAATTGGAGAGCCGATCTTGTAGGTTCCCATCATCGACCACGACGCTGCGTCGCTTGGGTTCGTGCCCTGAAATGCCACTACGTCGCCTTTGTCGGAGATCGCGACAAGCAAAGCCTGTATACCCGTTGAACCACCACTGTCCATCGTCCAGGTTGCAAGCTTTTGAAGTCTGCCGCCGGTTGTGAAGTACGGGCCAAAATCAATTGGATACAGCGGCCCGCCTACCGCACCGATGTCGCAGTAGTAGCCCACAGTCGTATTGTTAGCCACAAACCAAAGTCGCTGTTGGTGCAGAAGGACATCAACGAAATTGCTGATGCTGACAGCATTTTTGTTGAAGTCAGTCGCTGCAAACTGGCCGACACCTGACGGCGTTGCTGTCTGGGTGCAAGTGATCCAGGTGACGCCGTCAAACATACGCGGCGCATCAACACCATTAACAGCTACGAGAATGCTCGATGTGGCTTGCGTGAACGTCTGCACAACGCTTTGCCAATACGTGTTGGTCGTGCTTAGCCCAGACACGACAGCAGCGCCGACAGCACCGCCGTTGGTTACGTCATAGATGCCCCCGCCTGACACCGCGAACAGCTTACTCAAGGCGCTGACTCGGGTATGAAACGGTAGCAAGCTACTGACTGAACCCGGCAGGCCGGTGGCCCATTTGCGGTATCCCTGACGAACAGACAAGCCCTGGTTAGTCGCTACGAAATTCTGAATGCTTAAGCCATACGCGGGGTTCATAGCCTGCAGCGGGTCTAGCGTGTTAATGCCCAGGTACGGAGCTGGCAACTGGACGTTCTGCGCACTGCGTTGTTGTGGAGTGAAGTTTGTTCTACCCATTACAAGCCACCGAAGCCGGTATCTGGGATGTTGGCCGTTGAGAGCAATGGGAAGCATCCGTTGTGACCGCCAATGTTCAAGCGGCGTGCTGGACTGTCCGTACTCTTCGCGTACTCCAAGGCACGGGCGTAATCGACCAGCGCAGCAGTAGTGTCCATGTTCACACTCGCAAGCCATTTCAACTTGGCGCCGTAGACGACGCAGCGTTGGTCAAAGCGAATCTTGTCGCTGTCTTGCAGTAACGATGTTTGCGGCAAACCTGCATTGCTGGTGAAACAGGCGTTGCTCATGTACTCGTACAAGAACGTGTAGGGTGCGTTGCCCGGTACGGGATAAAGGTACATGAGGTTGTTCATGATGCGGTAGCGGACAAACGGACTTGAGGCAAGGTTCGATACCTTGACTTGCTCCCACTCAGGCCCGGTCAGTGGCCCCGACATAGGCCAGCGGTTGTTCTGATCAAAGAACGTACTGCCAATGAAGCGCTCTGTATCGGTTGGGAACGCATAGCTTTCAACGCCCGGACTGGTGGTGAAGGTGTATCGGGTGTTCAATACCTGCCAGTCGTACTCGCGAAGGATGTCATCGCAAGCCGCTTGAATCATTGAGAGCAGCTTGAGGATGTTTGTATCAGTAGACGAGACCACCGTTGTCGGAGTCGGGAAGCCGAGTTCTGAACAGATCGTCTTCGCGATTTCCAATAAAGTTTTTTGTGCCATCTGTTGTCTCGTCCATTAAAGTCTTATTTAGCCCAAGTCTTCGGTCGGCTTCGCTTTTTTCTCTTTCGGAATAACTTGTGCGAGCATCGCAGTAAAGCGGTCCTCCATTGCCTTCATTTCGGCCGCATGGCGCTCTGCTTGTTCTTCCATCTGAACACGGACAACGGCTGTAGCGTTCTTGTCCTTGGCATCGTCCAAGAATTGCTTTGCCTTATTTTTCATTTGATAGAATCCGCGCATTACCCCGGCAGCACTATCCGACAGCTCGGCAAGTTGTTCGATTGTGCGAATGCCTTGATGCTTCAGCTCTGCGATCTGTGCTGGCTGCATCGCTGGCCACAAACTCAACGGCGTGCCTGTAATAGCCGCATCTTGTCCTTTCTTGAAATCTTCGTACTCGTTTGGGAAGCGCCATTCGTAGAAGTCGGTTACAGGCGTATGGATCACCAAGCCGTTATCACCTGGAATAGTGATCGTGATGAAATCCATGTCCACGTATTTTGGAACGCCGCCAGCCAAATACGTTTCAAGCTTGCTCAGTACAGGCTCGACGCTAAACTGCACATTCAGTTTGGTGTCTGCGCCATAGTCCGCATGCTGGATAAAGCGGCCAGTGCGTTGATCGCGGACGCCGCGCTTTTCATCTTCTGCAAATCGGTTAGCGCCGTTACTAAAATTCGCAATGGCGATTTGCAGCTCTGCATCGGTCAAGTTGTTGTTCGTATTCATTAAAATCTCCTGCCGTGATCGGTGCGAGGTGCGCTTGTTATCGCGGCTCTCTGATCTGGCGGCGTACTGCGGCGCGCTATTGCACCGCGTCTTATTTACTCATCCAATAAAAAAGCTCCCGAAGGAGCTTTTTGTTTGGCCTTACACGAATTAAGTGTTGGAGTAGATACCGGAGAACTGTGGACCGTTCGAAGTCAAGTTACCAGCCCAGACCAAAGTCTTGACTGTGCTGTCTTGGTTGACGGCATTCTTGTCATCCAGAGCGATCATGTTGCGATCCTTGTGGGTGCGCCATTTCAGATAGTCGGTGTTCAGGAAGTACGCAGTTTGCGCGCCTATACCTGATACAGCGGTGTCGAACACAACCGGGATGCCTTGGAATTCAAGAGCTTGGAAACCAGCATTCGCCGAGTCTGCGCTGGCGAAACGCTGCAATGTCTGCATACCTGACTGCAACAGCGAGTAGATCGCTGGTGATGCCAAGATGACTTTCGGACGGTCGCCGCCACGTGTCAATGTGGTCAGGAAGATGTTCCACTGTGAGATCAATGCAGCGCCAGTTGTCGCCACGCCAGTGCCATCAACCGAAGCTTGGAACTTCTTGTTTTGCCAGAAGGTGTTAGTCAGGCGAGCGATACCACCGTATGTACCGGCAGTGTTAGCCAGTGGGAGTGCAGCAGCCAAGCCGGTCAAGTTCTTACCGCCGTTACCTGTACCATCCAGATAAAAGTGACGATTCAACAGGTTTTGCATTGTTGATTCTGCGACTTTCACTCGCGCTTCAACCAGGTCGATCAGGGCTTCTTTACCGCTGTTGATCAGTGTCTCACGGCCAGAGAAAGTCACTGGTACTGCGTACTGAGCAAACGAGTATTGTGCTGCAGAGATGACGTCCGAAGCTGCTGTAGGCAGTACGTCGTAACCGCTGTACGAACCGCCGTTACCGTTTTCGGCAAACGCCAGATTTTCGTTGATGTAGGTACCACCATCGAAAGTGGAGAAACCACCACTTTTTTTCATTGCGCGGAGTGCTGCGTTGTTTTGTGTGACGTTATCGGCGATGTCCTTCGAACGGTATTCGATGGTGGTTGCCGCGAGGTCACTAAGATTTGGAAATGCCATTTTTATTATTGTCCTTAGTAGACGAAGCGACCGTTTCTAATCGAGTCTTTATTCAGCACGGCCGGTTGCCACTGCATCTGTCTTACGGCTTTCGCTTGTGTTATCTGGATGCGCATCCAGGGCACTTGCGTTGGCGGCTCGATCAGCTTGAGGTGCTGGACCTTGGTCTTGTGTATCGACACGCGACGTGTACTCGATGTGTGCTGCCAATCTTGGATCGACAACTGGCACTTCGGCACCTCGCGCCACAGTCAAAGAGAAAAGCGAAACAGTCATTGGTCAAATCTCCTTGTGTGGTTTGTAATTTCCATCTATTTAGTTGAGTGGGATTGGGGATCTTGCATACGAGAAAGTGTGGTAAGCTAATTGTCAGCGCTTCCTGTAAACAATTTCGAGACTATCCCTACTTCGCGTAATTTATTTTTCCTGAAATTCTTTCATGGCGTCTTACGCTGTTTCTAATTTCTGCTTGACTGGCAACCATCATGAACCTCCATACACTCCTGCCCCTTCTCATTCCGAAAGCAATTGCCTGGGCGCACGAGCAGTCTCGTCTTATACTTCAGAGCGGCGCTCCCCTGACTGAGAAGCAAACTGCGCTCGCGATGCAAATGGGTGTGGCAAAGCCCGAGCTAGTCCGTATCCAGTTTGTCTCGGAGCTGCCGATGCCGGAAGACCCATTGCTGCGTCAGATCACCGATACTACTGGCGTAATTGGCCCGCACATGGCGGGGCTTACCCTTGGCTATGGCATTTACGTCGTGGAGAAACATGCAGATGTGCGGCTCATTTCCCATGAGCTGCGCCACGTACAACAATACGAAAGCCTCGGAGGTATCGAGGCGTTCATGCCTGTGTACTTGGCCCAGATCGCTTCCGTAGGCTATTACGATGCTCCACTTGAACAGGAAGCACGCGCCTATGAAGTGGATACGGTTTAACCTGGCTCACCTGTCCTTGGGCATTCGCTTCCCTACTGGTATCGATCCTCATTCCTTCTTTGCAACTTCTTGAGAGGAAGATGAAAGTCAAAAGCAATCCGCCGCCGCTGGCCAGTAGTGCTACTGACATGGGCTGGTCGGACCTGATGGTTAATCACCTGTGTGCTTATGCCAAGCCAGTTCAGCAGCTTCTCGCAGGCTTTTTGGGCGCGGTTGTGTTTGACCGCCGCGGCCACCAGACGCGAGTGAAGGTTTAACACTTTGCACAGGCTTGTTCGATTTCACTGCTGGAGCTGCCATTGCAGTGACGCGACCAGCAAGAATTTGTTTCACTTCTGGATGACGATCAGCAGCAAAGTCGTATGCGTTACGCAGTATTTCAGCCAAGTTATTACCTTCGATAAAACCGGCGTCAATCGCCTGTTTCATAATTGGCTTTAAGTCTTCCAAGTATTCATTTCGTGGATCACTGGCGAAGGACTCCAATGCTTTCGATGCATCAGCGGCTTGAACTTCTGTATCGCGGGCTTCAATGCCTTGGCGTACCAGTTCGTCCACGCTTGGGACTGCCGGTGCTAGTTGAGTTGCGTACAGCTGACCGCCGCTTGCCAAGTGACTTAGCACTCCAATGTCAGGCCGAAACTGCGTAATCAGTTCGTGGATTAATTGCGCCTTTTGCTCCGCTGTACCTGAGTGCAGTTGATGCGACATGCTGAACAAGTCTTTGGCGTGTTCAACTGCGCTAAAGCCGTATTTTCGAAACGTATCCTGATAAGGCGATGCCACTGTCTGGAAGTCCTTTGCAAGCTTGCGTTCGTCGGAGGTCTCTTGCAGTTTGGTTTGCATGTCGCGTTCGCGATCAACCCAGAACTTCTGCATCTCGCGTGGCACTGTGACCCACTTCTCGCGCAGCAGAGGTGTCATGGTGCTTGGTGCACGGATTGGTTCAATCTCGCGGCCACTGATCGGATCAATTTCTTTGGCATCTACAGGCGCCGTAACCGGTGTCGGTGCTTCCTTCTCCGAATTTACTTCAAAGGCTTTCGACACTGCATCACGCAGTGTTTTAGGTTCTGACGGCTCAACGGCTTCGGTAGCTGGTACTTCAATGTCTTCTACTTCCGGGACGTTGGTCGTGATCTCTTCATTAGGCTCGATGCCTTCAATGTTTTGGTCTTCCATGGTGTCTCTCTTATTTTTGTTTGCTCACATTTTGTGAACAGCTCCTTATTTACGGAGCGTGGTTTGTCACTGCCTTGATCACTGCAGCACGACGCTTCTTGTCGTCGGCGGCCTCGATGTTCTTCTTCTGGATGATAGCTTCGGCGGCAGCCTCACTTGCTGGCATCAGTTTGTTGGTGGACATGTATCGCTTGTAATCCTGACCGGATTCGATCCATGTACCTTTGCCGTTGTGCTTCCCGTCAGGCACATGAAAGCCCTTGTGGCCGCTGAACGACATCGCGCCAATGGCCGGGGTTGTCAGCCCCATGACTGTCGGAGTGCCGCAGCATTCAGGTGTGTCATGGCGGTCTGCGACCTTGCGTATGTAGTCATACGGCGTGTCGCAGGTTTGGCATGTTGAAATGTAGGTAGGCATCGCTTATTGGCCTGTGAACGGTGGGGTCGTGTTCATAAGCGCGGTCGAGTGATCAAGGATCGTCATCGACTGTTCATGTGCGACCTTCGCAGCCAGTTCGCCTTGACGTAGCTGAATCTGCGTTTCCCGCATTTGGTTGTCGCGTTCGCTTTCCTGCTGCTTGAACTGCAACTCCATCTGCTTGAGTTGGGCTTGCATTTGTGCGATCTGCATCTTGGTCTGCTCTTGCAACTGCACCGCTTGGTAGTCCATCTGCGCTTTCTGTGCGACGGATTGGGCTTTCATTGCATCAGGTGTTGGCGGCTTCTCTGCGCCCTGCCCTTGTTCATCAGGCTTCTGGGTTGCGCTCATCAACTGCTGCAAGTTCTGTTCGATCATGCCCTCGACTGCTTGTGCGCCCTTAAAGCCACTGACTGCCCACTTGATCAAGCTGAGACCAAACGGAGCAATTTCGGGCGTGTGCTGGACGGCTGGAAGGATTTGGCCCATCAATGCGGTGATCGCTTGAAGGGCGGCGTTACGTTCGGCTTTCTCGGTGTTCCAGTTATCCAGCTGCAAGCTGTCTACGTTCACGTTTAACATGAAGCTGTTCATTTGGTCATCGCGCAGCAGTTGCAACGCCGGGCCAATGAACTGTTGATCCGCTGGCTCCAAAGGCATTGCGCGTTTCGCCATTAGGTCAGGATCGTGGAACTTGCACATTAGGTGGGCTTTCAGGCGCAGCAGTTTTGCCGCGTACTCAGCCACAGCAGCCTGGCGCGCACCGAAACGACCGGACGACAGTTGCGTCTTAGCTTGTGTGGCCGTCGCCGTCTCGTATGGCGAAGCTTGGCCACGCATGATGTCGCTGATGCCCTCGACCTCGTAAATCTGCGCTTTCACATTGGCGATCTGCTGCGATGCTGCGGCCATGGTGTTCGCGATCTGCTCAAGCGGTGCGAACTGGATGCTGCCGGCCAAGCCTCCCTTCTCTCCTGCGAAGGATGCCCAGTTCTTGACGCCGATACCTGAGTTCTCAGAAAGCGTGGTGTACAGCTCCTTGATTTCAGGACTGGCCGCATCGTACACAAAGCGAACCTGCATGGCATTGGTCAACGCCGTCACGCGCTGGTTCAACTGGTCGAGTTCGGCGTACTTGCCTTTCACTAAGTGGTAATCGCTGATTGGGATAGTGTTAGCTGTATCGAAACGGCCAAGTGGCGGCATCGGCGTCGGATAGAACCCTGCAAAGTTGGTCGTATCTGCTTGCACATCAAGAGGCACTGGCGAGGACTCGGTCACCCAAAACACCAGCTCGCGGTCCTTGTCCCAGATTTCGTAAACATCTGTAGTCGGTTCAATCTGGTTTTGCGGGTTCAGCTTCGCCTTGCTGGAATCCTGCGACTCCGGCTTAGTCGAGTACGCGATCTCTTTCAAGTCCAGTTCGTTGGCGTCGTTACCGAACCTGGCTGTGATGGCTTCTTTCGTCATCGGGATACGGCGCGCAACCCAACTGCACATGTTCCAAGTTTTGCAAGGGCTCCAAAAGAAATCGTCCCAACCAACGTAGTCGGTGCAAGCTTCCTGATTGGTGATCATCGGCGGCTGCGGCAGCATTTCACCGGTTATAGGGTGCATGAGATCAGGTTGTGGCTCTTCGCTTTGTTCCAGACGCGCCCAGCTAACGCCAATACCAGCAACCACGTTATCGAACAGCACCTGTTTGTAGGTGCCATCGAAGTTACCGTTGTCCATTTCGTAGCTGAGATTGCGTTGCAGGATCAATGCGGCCACGCGAGAGACATCGTCCTTGCTGTCGTCGTTGCGGCGCTTGATGTCTGGCTGTGGCGTCTTCGCATACAATGCGGCAAGCTTGATGTCCGTATTCATGAAGTAGATGTTGTACATACTGGAGCCGCTGTATGACGCGCCACGGACATCGCCGTAGCGCTTGAGCGACTTGACCGCTTCTTCGTTGAAGCTCTTGCGCTCCTTGCGACAGGCTTCCAATCCCTTCTGCCACTTCGCTTGTTCTTCTTCCGTCTGGTACTTTGTCAGGACCGGATCTTGGTCAAAAGGCTCGTCGCTTACTTCGCTTTCCATCCCTTCGCGTTCGTTGCTGTTATCGGTTGTCATCTGTTCTCCGTGCGTCTGCGCGCACTTGTTGGTTCTAGTCGTATGCTCGACTCAGGTTGCTTGATCGGGCCGTAAGCTGGCGATCGCGCGCCGCCAATGCCTCATCAAGGGTTTGTCGCCTTGTATTTACCTGGTTGGGATTTGCGCTTCTGTAGGCGAGATCACGGGCACGTTCAATCGAACGTCCAATGTCGTCGCTGATAGACAGGACGGCATAGCGGAATGCATCTGCGCCGTGTGACCACTCGTTGTGATCGGCGTCGCTGCCGAAGGTGTTTGTAGAGCGATTGAACTTGCGGCTGTAGTTCTTCAGCGCCTCGACACCGCGCTTGCATCTATCGGCGTCGATTGCAAAGTGCCCAAGGCGCAGGAATTTTCTTACCGCATCGATACCGTGCATGATGCGACGACCTGCATCTGGGTCAGGTGCGATACGTGCCGGTAGGTCGTGTGCCATGAACGTGTCGATAACGGATTTCTTCGTCACGAACGTATGGTGCTTCGCATCGTGCGGCAGCCAAACGGTTTCATAGCGGTACGGCTTCAACGCAAGCATGTCGCAGACTTCTTCGGCATCGAAGCCGGTTTGCTCCCAGTAGTCAAAGAAGCGAACTTCGCCGTTGATCACTTGCCAGAACCAGATCACGGCCGCATCAGCACGACCTAAGTCCATCGCAAGCGAAACTGGCTCGTCGACCACATAGCCGTATGGGCAGTCTCTAGTAATGAACGGCCGGAACTTGTCCTGCAGCGCCGCCACCTGTATTGCCTTGCCATAGAACGACCCGCGGAATGCTGCGTCGAACGAGCATTCAAGCTCCTGTTCCCACTCCTCCGTCTCCATCTCCGACTTCATGTCCTCGATTTCAACTTCGTCCAAAATGCCGCTGTCGCTGGCCTTCAAGCAGATGCTGAAATACTCATTTGGTTTCTCGAGTGCGAGCTGCCACCGCTTATAGAAGTCGTTCTTTCCCTTCGGGGTGCCCATGAACACGATCCAACCCTTGCGGTCGGCTAGTGCAGGACGCAAGACGGTGCTGTACACCTCGGGCTTCATGTCGCCGTACTCATCGAGGACAACGCCATCAAAGTACTGGCCGCGCAGGTTGTCTGGGTTGTCTGCGCCGGCGAGGAAGATGCGTGCCCTGGCGCCGGTAACAGTCGGAATCTCAATCCACAGTTCGGTTTCGTTCTTCTTGATGCCAGGGATGTTTTCCGTAAACGCGACAAGGTATTCCCATGCAACCTTCTTGGCCTGGCCCCGGTATGGGCAGACGTATGCGAATACAGGCTTCGGGAAATACTGGCCGGTCTTTGGGTTCTTCTTCTGGAAGTTAAGCGCGCGGGCTACCAGGTCTTGAATGACGCTGTAGGTCTTACCGGCGCGGCGATGGGCGACAATTACCGTCTTACGCTTGCTGCGGTTGTGAAACGGAAGGAATGCGGCGCGCGGTACGTAATCGAGGGTGACTGTCTGAACGCGATTACTCATCGTCCGTCTCGTCCGCGTCAATGATGTCGGTCATGTCCAGTGCCGACGCTGGCACGTTATGAAACACCTGAACGACCGCCGGGCCTTGCTCTTGCTTCTGCGCTTCTGGGAGCAGTCGAGCAAACAACTTGATGTAGTCGCCGTAGTTCTCATGCGCGTACTTGACTAAGCGGGGCACGCCGCCTGTTAGGTCGAAAGCAGCATGTAATGCGTCTTCAACGAACTTGCGATCCCTCGGCTTGAACACGTAGTCCTTGGGAATTTGCGGCAAGTGCTGTTCAAAGATGTCGATAACGCCACTATTACGAATGTCCTCATCACGACTTGCGAGCTTTTCTAGCGTTTCGGCGCTGATGTCCGTTACCGCACTGGTCGGCTTGTTGATGTCATCCACTTAAATACCTCGTCGGCTCACAATGAGCCACGAGCTATTTATTAAGCGATTGGGGACTTATGAATTACAGGGAAAGGAACGCTCTACGTAACCGGAACAGGGACAGACTGCGCGATCTGGGGTTGCCACCTGATCTATTCTGTGAAGGCTTCAAACAGCGTGAAATGATAGCGAAGCGTCATGAACTAGCTTTGCTGGCCGAATTCGAACGTCGCTGGCAAGCTGGCGAATGGAACCACCTGTCCCTGCCCTTTGACCAGATTATTGCGCGCTGGCGTGCAGACATCGCCAGGCCAATGCACTTTGCAAGCATCGGCGCGCAGCCACGCTGGAAGAAGATGATGTTGCGTGCTGGCGGTGACTGGCGGCGCAAACGCACTGGCGCTTACCGGGTGGCTTGGCGGGATTACCGCCGGAAGCAGATTACGAAGAAGCGCGAAGAACAGGGAAAACCACCGCCGAAGTTCAGAGTGTGACATCATGGCGCTTTCACATAACGCCGGAGATTTAAATGGATTTGTCAAAACTGAACTTGGCCGAATTAAAAGACTTGTCAACACAAGTAGGCGTCGAGCTGAAGAGCCGCGAGAAATCGGAAGTTGCAAAGGCACGCAGTGAAATCGAAGCAATCGCCAAGGGTCTGGGCCTGTCATTACAAGACCTACTTGGCAACAGCGATACCAAAGGTAAAGTTCGCAAGCCGTCGGGCAAGGTCGCTGTGCAATACCGTAACCCGCATGACGCTTCGCAAGAATGGAGTGGCCGTGGCCGTCAGCCTGGTTGGGTCAAAGAACTTCTGGCATCTGGTAAGAACCTGATGAGCGCTAAGGTGAACAATTAATTCGCACTTCTCCTCATTGTTAATCTTGAGTACTACGATGAATGCTATTGCAGGCCACAAATGACGACACGAGAAGCAATTCAGAAAGAGCTAGATTCGCTGTATAACGATGGTGTGCGCATCTCGGAATCCCTTGGAAAAGAAGAAACTTCCGATTTTTACTTTGACTATCAAACTTGGTACACGAAGGCCCTCAAATCTGTTGCGACACTTGCTCCAGATCGTTATGCTGAATTCCGTTCTTACTATGAGATTGATCCGAAACGAAAAGTGATCGGCTACGGCACCTTCGTTATTCAAGATTATGTAAAGGGCGTAGCGCCCGCTGGTCGGCCGGAATTCAATACTCGCGAGCAAGCGCATGGATGTTTTTTGAATCAGCTTAGTCTTCTGCATTCAATGAATAGCCGCGTAGATTCTGTCCTGGCGAACATTGAAGGTGAACTCTATGCTGAGATTCGAGATAACGAAATAGCAGTTGCGAAGCAGCTAGTTAAAATTAGCGTGCGGGCTGCCGGAGCTTTGGTCGGAGTCTTGATTGAAGGACATCTCCAAAAGGTTGCAGATGCCCACAAGGTCAAAATTTTAAAGAAAAACCCTACAATTTCGGAACTGAATGATCCTCTCAAGGCTGCCTCTGTGACCGATACAGCAGCGTGGCGAAAGATTAGCTACCTTGCTGACCTTCGCAATTTGTGCTCACACAAAAAGGATGTCGAGCCGACAAAAGATCAGGTTAATGAATTAATAAGCGGAGCAGAATGGCTTACCAAAAACGTCTTATAAAAATCAGTGCTTTATTTGCTAGCAGACTCGCGAAATCTACTCAGAAGGAATACGCTTGGACCATCTTACGTTTATCAGCAAGGTTATCGAGTCGCTAGCATGGCCTATCGTCGCGATAGTGCTGGGAATAGCGTTCAAGAAGCGATTGCTGGAATTAATTCCGACGCTGAAAAAATTCAAAGCTGGTCCAGTTGAAGCAGAGTTCGAACTGGCCACAAAAAAAGTATTAGCGGAGGCTTCGCAGGAAATTGCAATCATTCCACCGACTACGATAGAAGAAGTACAACAAGAAGAGAACACGACCAAGACAATCGTCTCCGAACTTTTAAGTGCACGGACAGATCCGACTGGAATGATTCTGGAAGCGTGGTCAAAGGTAGATGGGCAACTCCACCAACTTGGACGGCAAATTGATGTGATCCATGATCCGTTCGAAAGTACAGGAAAAGTCTACAGCAAAATTATGGAAGCTGGTGTTTTACCGCCCGGAGCGTTGAATCTATTACGTGAACTAAAAGACCTTCGTAATAAAGTAGCCCACGCTAAAGTGATTCCTACAGTAAGCGCTGCACAAGACTATCTTGTTGCTGTGGATCGAGTTGTTGATCTTATTATCAACTACCGTAGAAAACTTTTGAATTATCGAGGGGGTAATCAGTAGTAATTTTAATGGTTAAAGGATTTTTTGTTTGATGCCACCTAACACTCAGCACCTGGCTTTGAGAAATGGTTTCCAGTCTACAACTTAGTTCAAGCTCGAACTAAATCGAAATCGCTTAAAAGGAATACTATGACTCTCAATGTACCTAAGCCTTCTAAGGGCGACGTCGCACACGCTTTAATTAAAGCAGGAATTTCAGCTATTCCTCTTGTAGGTGGCCCAGGTGTCGAACTTTTTCAATACGTGGTTCAACCACCCATAGAAAAACGCCGAACTGAGTGGATGGAACAAGTGGGCGAAAAGCTCCTTGAACTTGAACGCCGGGGAATCGATCTAGCAGCTTTACAAGACAATCCGCAATTCATCACGGCGTTAATGCAAGCAACAACAGCATCAATTCGCACCCATCAGCAGATTAAGTTAGACGCTCTGAAGAATGCAATTATCAACATCGCTTTAGGTGATGGCCCAGATGAGACTTATCAGCATCTACTTCTAGGTTTTATTGACGATTTTACCGAAATGCACTTTCGCGTCCTTTCGTTTGCTAAAGACCCACGTGTCCCGGCCGGAATGTCTATGGGCGGGATTGGGCACGTCCTTGAGGATAACATTCCCTCTCTTCGGGATCAAAGTACGCTATACAAGCAGTTGTGGAAGGACTTATACGTGCGCGGCTTAGTGAATACTGAAAGTGTGAACGCGACAATGAGCGGTAACGGACTGTCACAAAGTAGAACCACTGAAGTAGGCAATACGATGTTGAAACTGATAACCGAGCACTAAGAAGAGTTAGAAGTCGAAAATGACAACCGAAGCAAAGTGGCTATTAGAAGAGCTTATTAAGTATGGAACAGCCTTTACCATTATCGGGATAGTCGTCTATCTCCTGATAACACGGTGGCTTTCAAGTTATCTACATGAGAAAGGAAAAAACTTAGCAGACAAGGAAGACATCGCGAACATCACAGGTTTAGTCAGCGGGGTTGAGCATCAGTATGACTTGATCATCAAGCAAATCGATGCCAAGCAGCAGATGCGAATGGCGGCAGTTGACAAGCGGCTGCAAGCACATCAAGAAGCCTTCACACTTTGGCGTAAGCTGACCATGGAGGACGATCAAGGCGAAGGCCCTATAGCACTGCAATGCCAAGACTGGTGGGAGAAGAACTGTCTTTACCTTGAACCAGCCGTACGTAGCGCCTTCGTATCCGCGTATTCGAATGCCCATCTGCATGCGCACCTGCGTGCCACTCACGCCAGTTCAGTTGAAGTAGAGAAAGCATGGGATGCGGTTATGAACTTCCAGATCGTGCTGTTCAAAGCAATCCAACTTCCACCCTTGACGCAGGAAGAACTTAAAGAGATACCAGAAAACAGCTGAGGCATTAGCCAGTTTTCAGATGATGCCACCTACCATGCACCAGCTACGCAAGACAATAGCGTGATTTCGGGATCAAAAGTTCAGAAGTTATTCACAGCTAGCTGATCAAATGTGAATAAGGTGAGAATAGTCAGAAGAAACAGGAGCTTACGCGATTCAGCGTGAGCTGCTGCTGATGTGCGTAGTACACATAGTATTGCTTAGGTCTGGAATAACTCAGAAGATACAAGCACTTACGTGACGGTCTGCTATCGTGTACAAATAATGTACAAACGTAGTGTCGGTTTAACCGACAACTGATTGATGCCGAGAGCCTCATGTATAGCTGCGCTGGTGTGCAACATGCTGCCAGCGTCACTAGAACCCTCATGGCTGCGTCAAACCATTGCGTTCGACACTATGTAGCTGAATGATGCTTGACAGCGTGGTGCGTCATTGCTTTGGCAGCAACTATCTGTGAACAAGTTCATCTGCCCGTAGCATCAATTATTATGACTCGGCGTTCAGTGTATCGATTCATCCATCCATGCACGGTACTTCTTTCTACGATCAGTAAAATGTGCTAGCTTACTGTACTAACGGCAATTCACCACTTCAACGACGGAATACAATTCATGCGAATTACACGGATCCGGCTTAAAAATTTCAAACGATTCACAGATTTAGTTATTCGCGACATACCGATTACAGCAAAACTTGTGGTGGTGGTTGGGCCAAATGGGTGTGGAAAGTCTTCACTTTTCGATGCACTATTACATTGGTACAGAAATTCCACCGGCCTCGGCATCAACGGTGACTTGCAATACTTCCGAAAGCATGCAGATCAACCATTTGACTGGGTGCAGAACGTAGAAGTCACGACTGTTGGAGACGAGTTACCGAAAAAAGGCTGTCTCTATTTAAGGTCAGCATACAGAAATGACCCCGACTTCACTATTGCGGGGATCAATAAATCGAACTCTCCCGCAGAAACACTTCGCCTAAACCGTGTTATCGACAATGACCAAACTGTGTCTGACAACTACCAACGGGTGATCTACGACACCATGGCGGCAGTGTATGAGTCAAATAATGACGCCAAAACTGTAGGTGCTCTGCGTGAAGAACTAATCGGCGACATTCGCAATTCAATGAGAGCAGTTTTCGGCGATTTGATTCTAAACAGCATTTCGGACCCTCTTGGAGCCGGAGCATTCTTTTTTGGCAAAGGAAATGCGGGTTCTTATCATTATAAAAACCTTTCTGGAGGTGAGAAAGCTGCCTTCGACCTCTTGCTCGACTTGCACGTTAAAAAGAAGTTCTTTGGCGATGCAGTTTATTGCATTGATGAAATGGAAACTCACCTTCATACTCGTGTCCAAGGCACGTTACTTAAGGAAATGGTAAAGGTCGTGCCAGATGACGCACAACTATGGGTTACAACGCATTCCCTTGGCATGCTCAGAGCGGCGCAAGAAATGGCAGTAGCACGCCCGGGTTCGGTTGCAGTTATTGACTTTGACACGGTTGATCCTGATGTACCGCGAGAAATCTCTCCGAGCAACTTAGGCCGAATCACTTGGGAAAAGCTGCTTTCAGTTGCGTTGGATGACTTTTCTCAACGGATTGCCCCAAACTATGTTGTGGTTTGCGAGGGGTCCTCGACAGGAACGAGACGTAAGGATTTTGATGCGGAAATCTACAACCGAATTCTTGCATCGCAGATGCCAGACGTATTATTTGTTTCCGGCGGCTCATCAAATCAGGTCGCAACCAATGGAGTTTCCATAATGAAGACCCTTGGAGACATAGTGCCCAGTGCAAAGGTAATCGCACTGTGTGATCGCGATGACAAGTCTGACTCCGAAGTCGCAGAATTTGAGAAAAGCGGGAACATAGTTTTAAAGCGAAGGAATCTAGAATCTTATTTGTTATCCGACGACGTAATAGAAGCCCTCGCTCTTCGCCAAAACAAATTTGATTTGCTGTCCGAAGCCTTGCAGGTGAAGGCGAACGCAATTATGAACAGTGTCTCGCGCGGCAACCCAAGCGATGATTTGAAGTCTGCGGCTGGCGAAATCTACACTAACCTGAAGAAACTTCTTGCATTGGAAAGATCAGGAAACAATACCGACGCATTCCTCAGGGATACTCTAGCGCCGCTTGTACTACCGTCGATGGTAACGTACGAGGAAATGAAAATCTCAATACTCGATAGAATTCCGAGGATTTAACAAAAAGCATTAAGACATCTATTTCACATCCAATAGTGAATGGCATTTCGAGTAGAATGCGCCACTGCCAGTAAACGTACCTTCATCAAGTCGAATTATTATCAGAAAATGTGGCTGGCGCATTCACCTAACACTTGAAAACGCTCTGGCGTACTGAACGCAATTGCCGCGAAGCCCAGTGCAGTCGCTGCTCTTACTTTGTCTGGTACACGATCCCAGGAACAGGCGGTGCTCATTAGCAGCAACCCCTCAACCAGTTGCTGCACAGTGTGATTTGTGACAAAGGCTTTGGCTTCTTCCCTCTTATTCTCGTTAGCTGCATAGCTGAAATTGCCGTGTATGCCGTGCATTCGTCCTGGCACTAGCACCATGAAAAATCCTCTGTCATTTGGTTGGAACGGCAGCTCCAAAAAATCTTCGTCGTTACATAGGATCGGATGTTCAGACGGACTACTCATGATCAATTCGCGGAGCTTATTGGCTTCGTCGAACAAGCTAAAACACATCATACTAGCGCTCCCCTGAAATTCATTTAATCGGATCGCGAGTCTAGTGTCGTGCCTGGGGAGGATCAACTTGCTGCGACAATCTGTACGCGGTCGCTGCGCTTGGTGGCGAAATCCTTAGCAATCTGACCGACCCAAGCATTATACTGTACGTTTATACAGTAGTGCGCGTCGGGGGCAGTCATGCAGGTTAAGGTCGTTCGGATGCGGGACAAGGGCGTGGAGTACGATCGCCGGGTGCTGGGTCAACTGCCAGGTCATCGCGGGATGCTTGTCATCATGGACGTCAGCAATCAGGGACTACGCCGCCCTGCTAAGGTTGCGCGGCTGATGCAAGGTAGTGACCTACGCCACGAGCTGACCGATGTTCATGTGGTCTGGTGCAGTGATGGTCGCTTTACCCTCGCAGGATTTGAGCGACATGTGAATGCCGATGGGAAGCCAGTCGACTACGCGCAGTCATGGCTCTGTTCGCTAGATTTCGAGTCCCTGCCCGACCTGTCGCTGTCTAAAGTTCGCAACGTCAGGCCGAAAAGTTAAAGCTATCAAAATTGTGACCTTGCTTGTTTTCCTAACAATAACAAGGCATCAAGAATTGTCGGCAACTCGGGCAATGCCGTTGTGTGTCGCTCATGCATTGACAAGAAGCAAGCGAGAAAGGAAATGTCACGCGGCAAATCCTTGCTAAGCATTCCAGCCAGTAGCTCAAGGTAAAGTACCGACTCCGACCATGACAAGCCCGCAAGTGACTCGTTACCGTCATTGTTAAGTACGATTGCACCCTTGGCGTTCAGATAGTCCCGGTGGGATGCTTCAAGCGGTAGGTATTTCATTGCAGAACCCTTTCGCGACGTTAGCATTTTTACGCACGCGGCGTAAATCTCACGAGGTGTATCCTACCCTTTGACTTAGATTCTCTTCATCGGGCAGTAGATAGTGTTCCAATGTACCGCTGAATCAATACCTAAAATAACATTTTGACTTAATAATTGATCTACATCTATACAGTCAGCTGTTTTGTTGGCAAAGAATCACAAACATTCATGACGCGCATGCAAGTACAAATTAGAACAACCACATTTAATGACTTACACAAATTCTAGTTTTTTTCAATTCTAAATGTTGTGGGCGCCGAACGTGATCTTGAACATGGCGGCATCAGCCTTACTCGCAAACGCACGCGGGTACTTGGTGCTCACTTGCCAGACGTCACAGTGTGGCAAACTGCCATCGATGCTGTATTGATCGCACCACTTCTGGTGTTCAACGTAGTCACCGCTGTCGCAACAAAGAAAGTAGCCGTAGCCCTGTTCGCGCAGCTTCGGAATGATCTTGTCGCGGTAGCTGGCAAAGCGGTCGATCTTCTCGTACTCAAAAAGCGAATACAAGACGTTCTGGGTTTGCGCGGTCGCGTTTGTAGCCGTTACTGTAGGCGTCTTCGGCTTGCGTTCTACGCGTTGTGACTGCATCCTGCCGGCCAAGTGAGCTTTCAGCTGTTTCAGTAATGTGATTGTTGTCATGTTTACCTCCTAAGTTGTGACGCGGTATTTATTAACGACCCGTGAATCGTTAACACATCAGAAATTAGAAAAGGCCACGTGGAAATCCCTTTCCACGTGGCCTTTCAATTTAGGAGTTATGCAGCGTTCGACTACATCTTTTACTTAGCATTCGCTCAAGCGTGACCTATTCGCTGCCCGGTAGAGCTGCTGTCGTCTGCGGTTAAGTAGCCGCCGAATCCATCCAGGTAAGCGTAGTCTCATGCGACGTGCGATAAGCTCGACCGCAAATACTTGGTCGATGTGGCCTAGCTTGACCAGAATTATGTGAAGCAGATAGTGAACGCGTATCGGCACGTAGCACCAGTTCGACGGCGTATCTCTCCCGCCTAGCGATACCGGGATGATGTGATGACATTCAAGTTCTGAGCTGGTGTAGCGCCAATAGCCGCTTTGGGCTTTCCGTAAAAGTTCGTCATGTAAAGTTAGATAATCCATACTGCACTTACTTATAACTTCAATTCTTCAAAAAGAATTTCGAAGACAAATCGAGGTTCCAAGATCAGTATCGCCTTCAACATACTTATCAAAGAATGGTGACTCGCTTGATTGATCCACCATGCCGAATCCGTTCTCGAAGCCAACGTTTCCATAATCGCTAAGATCGCCTGGATGCTGTACTGGCTTTCCAATTCGGTCTGGCTTGCGCTTAGCAGCTCGTGCCTGATTGTCGTTGCCCACCCTACCTGCTTCGGAGTGCCCGTCAACTCCGGCCACTGCATCAGCTCCGCATGTTTCGCTAACTGCCTCATCACTTGTTGCTTCTTCAACGCTTGCGTTTTCGCTTGTATTTTCCATTGCGCTATCATCTGGTGCATGTCCGGCTTTGCCACGTTTCAACTCTTCAATCCGTTGTGTTAAGTCGTCTTCTGTTACTGACGGAGTCCAGTAAGCATACATAAGCGATTGATTTTCTACTGGGTTGACTTGTTCGATCATTGGAACGTCAATCAAGTGCCCTGCCCAGATAAAGCGCATCACGCTGGTGTTATCTGGAAGCACGAACCAGTAGACATAAGTTTTCGGGTCTATGGTATTTTTGTGGAACACCTGACCTGCTACGAATTTGTGGGGCAGCGCGTACTGCACTCGACGGAAACCGAAGAAAGCCGAAATGCCAGCTTCTTTCTTGAGCTGTTTGATTGTGGCCTTGACTTCGTCTTTTGCGTCTTCACCCAGATGATCTTTGACCAGCCTGTTGATTGCCTTGTTCTCGGTTTTCAAGTTAAACTTGACAACGTGTTGGTGATGCTTCTGACGCGCCTTGATTGGGTTATCGTTCGTTGAGTACGTGACTTGAACCACGTGCGATGCTGAGCCTTGACCGCATTCGTTGTGGTAGTACTGGACGTTGAAATGCGTCAGCTTATCTTTGTTAGGCAGTTCTTGAATCTTCATTGTATTGCTCCAGAAAGGAAAACCCCACGTAGGACAAGTACGTGGGGTTTTGGGTCCCGTTGAAGAAACACTTCTGCAACGACAACATGAAATCTGAAAACCTTGTTTGCAACCTTGTCCGCTGCGTACTTCTATTTAGCCAATCTATTGGCAGGTGCTGCATAAGTCATTATTTTTGAAAGGTTTCGAGAAATCTTTCTAGGTGACGAGTCAAACTGGGTGGCTTCGCTCAGAAAGTGTAAGCTATCTTCTATTAGATGCCTTTGTGGTTATCCTATAAGATAGCTTACACTTTTTCGCTTTGCTCAAAAGCGAAGCTCGCTTCTACGAAAGCATCTGGCAAGTCAAGGTCAACAGCCAATTCGCAAGCTCAGAATCGCATTCGCTCTTTTCCCAGATACTTGGTTGAAATACCGATTATTGGAAATGGCGCCACCGTGCCGCCATTTCCATTAGCCGAGGTGTGGCGTCTACCAACTATCTAGACTACGATTGGAACTATTGCGCCAGAAATAACTTCTTATTGATCCGCTTAAAGGCCCGAGGTAAGCCTTCAAAGCTGTCGTCGCTTGGGTCGAAGTGCCCGTCGAGATAAATTTCAATGGCTGGGTCTTGATCAAGTATCTCAACTAGATGCTCATGCGCTATCGAAGTCCATTTGTCGCAAGCATTCTGTTTCCGCTCATAGTGCAACGCAGCTATACGACGGGCTTTCAAATACGGCTTCAACTCTGGCGGAGTGTCGCACCGCTCAAGGAAGAAACAATAATTGCTCTCCGTGTCAGGTTCAGAAAGGCCCATCGTTACGGCTTTTTTGCAGCACACTCTTCCTCGGCATCTTTGATGTAAGCCTCCCGGCGGCGCTGCATTTCAGCAGTCTCTTCTTCGGTGGCCTTGCGGAAGGCGGCTGGATCAGCACTACCATCTGCAAGCTTCTTAGCCCATTCTTGGCCAGTCTTCGATGAATCCAGATTGCGCAGACTGCCGGTGTAACCCCACTTGAGATCGTTGTGCTCCGGCGATGCGAGGTACACAAAGACTTTCGGTGCCTTGGGATACTGGGAACGGCTCGAGCTGTTTGCCGTGCGCTTCTTACTGACTGGATGATGTTCGGTCATCTTTGCGTTGATCTCGTCCATCCCAGCGCCGTTCTCAATCATCCGCTTGAGTTCCGCAAGCATTGCCTGGTCTTTAGCGCTCTGTTGGATGGACGCAATGCGGGCTCTGACTGCTGTTTTCAATGCATCGATGGAGCTAATCAGTTCTTTAGCCGCTTCGTATTCGGCGCTTGCGTTTTCTGAATTTGCGGCGCTTTCAAAGCTATCAGTGAAGGTTTGTGCTGCTTGGGTGTACTGCTCGGCTACGTAGGTAAAATTGGTCGCTGAAGCAGTGGTGGTTGGTACGGGCGATTCGGTGTTGTTCATGGTGTCGCTTTCTTAGTCAGAGGATTATTTTTTCTGCAACGGCCATTGCTTACACCTAGATTACCAGCGTTTTTTGCAGCGTCAAAGTGCCCAAAAAAAACATGATTGCGCTATTTAGTGCCCTAATTTTTAATTTAAATGAACAAATAGTTCTGTTTATCGCTGAACGAAGCAATTTTTAACGAAATGCGGTAACCCCACCTTTCGTTCAGACTCGTTTCACGGTCTTGTTGCATTGCACCATTTCTCTAAATGCTACTAATCAATTACTTGCTCCGATTTTTCTTTTTTTTCGGCATGGAATGCTGCATCGCAGCACGTTGAATAATTTTAATTTTCTGAAAATAGTTTGTTGGATTCGCGCACGTTTGGGCGAGAGCAGCCGTTTCACGCGGTCAGGATAGTGTTCAAGCGAACCTGTCCAACAAAAAGCCCCTAACGAAATAGATCGTTAAGGGCTTTTGCACAACTGGAGGAACGGGAACATGACCACCCGTGCAAGTATTTAGTCGGCGTCAAACACTGACATTGCTTGCGCTGCAACTTCGCCCGGGATCGCGTGTAAGTACACTAAAGTACTCTGGATCGACTTGTGACCGAGGAAGTGCTGGACCTTACGAATGTCCATACCGGCTCGTAAAAGCCGGGTTGCAGCCGAATGCCTGAAGGTGTGGCTGGTGACCTTCCCAGCATCCAAGTCAATACCGGCGCGTTCGACGACATCCTTCACCCAGTTGGCGTTAGCTTTGCCGTCGCCTGACTTCGTTGGGAATACCCAGTTGTCGATCTTGGCCGCGCAGCGGCGTTCTAGAACAACGCGCAGTGCCTTCGTGATCATAAGCAGCGTGTCATCCCCGTTTTTGAGCCGACGCACGAAGATCGTATTGTTCGCAAAATCCACATCTGACCAGCGTAGGTTGTGCGCTTCGCTAATACGTGCGCCCAAGTGCAGCAAGCACACCAGAACATCTTGGTTGTCCTGCTTGCGCGCATCGTTGACCGGGTTTTTACCTGGGTACTTTGCGTTCGGACACGTCGCCGCAAGCATCGCGGCTTCCTCCTGTTCGTTGATGGTGCGGAACCGCGTGCGCTTCGGCTGAACCCGGTCTAAGGTTGGACCCGGCGTTAGCTTGTTCGCCTTGCAGTGATTGATTAGCGCGTTCCAGTACGTGGCGAACACCGAAATAGTGTTCTGCCCTGCCCCTTCCGCTAGTCGCTTGGTGACTACTGCTTGAACCTGGTGCTTGTGTAGCGCCTTCATCTTTTCATTAGGCAGCGCGTTCTTCCAGTGCCGCATGTGCAGACTAGCCGACGGGTAACTGGCCATGTGTTTGCGTTGCTCGAGAAAGCTATCGATTGCTTCGTGCAGCGCTACTGGACGTTCGCCGTCGTATTTGATCGTCTGGACAGCGTCATGTTCCCATTTCTTGACCAACTTCTCGGCAAGCTTTTTGTCTGCTGTTTGTGTCGAACGGTTCAACGTTACGCCGTCGATCATCTTGCGCCAATACCAGATTCCCTTACGTTGATGCAGTGCCATTTACGTCCTCCAGGGGTTGAAGCAGCACTTTTCATGTACAAACCATGTACAAAAAAAATTTGTACATGAGCGTAAAAAAACAGTACTACTGAGGTCGCGGAGGATGTATTCGTGGTTACCAGAGGTCAACAATAGAGTGACAGTCGCACTAAGCGTCGAAGCAGCCTAAGTGGAAAAATGCGGGCAGGTTCAGCAACCTTTGGGAACGTAGTCGCTTGATGACCCCTTGCGCTGCGAGGTGTAAAATGCCGGGTTGAAACTCGCCGCTCCCATAGGAGCGAACAGCATTTTTGCCACCCTGATCCACTTCGCGTTCCTGCTCTCGGCCATGGCGATTGCCTACACCGACCGCATCGTGATGAGCACACACAACGACAAGCATTCTTAAAACAGAACATTCCTGGTACTTCTGAAAGAGCGAACATGGCAACCGTGATTACCCAAGACGACCTGATCGAATCGGTCGCGGCAGCACTGCAGTACATCAGCTACTACCACCCTGCGGATTACATTCGGCACCTGGCGCGCGCCTACGAGGCCGAGCAGAGCCCGGCCGCCAAGGATGCGATCGCCCAGATCCTGACCAATTCGCGCATGTGCGCCGAAGGCAAGCGCCCGATCTGCCAGGACACCGGCATCGT